AACCTGCGTAACACTGGCAATGACACACAAGCTATCAGCATGTTCAGTCGTGAGCAAGAGGTGAGCAAGTGGGTATCTGATGATCGGTTCATTCAGTTAGAAGCTGCGTAAATGAATCATGTAAACTATAGAAATTCTTCTCTAATTAAATACGATTACCTCTATGAAACTAGGGGTAATCGGTATGGGAATTGTACCTACTGTGGTATACCTGCATCCACATTAGATCATGTTCCACCCATATCATGGACTGCTAATGCAAATGAAGACGCCAAGAAAGAAATGAATTTCTATAAGATCCCCTCTTGTGATGAGTGTAATAGTGCACTAAGCAATCTTAGGTTATTCAGTGTGATGGAACGCATACATCATGTACATGCTTGGCTAAAAAAGAAGTACAAGAAGGCCTTACGTATGCCTTATTGGGATGAAGACGAGTTGAAAGAGCTTAGTTCTACTATGATAGCTGAAGTAAGGAAGGCAGAAAAGCAATCTGCTTGGGTGAAAAGTCGTATAATGTACAGGCCAGAAAAAGAACTTCTTATGTTAAGTTGTTATGAAGGAGATGAGTATGCCTAAACTACCACGTTACGTACAGGAACAAGTGTCATCTTCGGGTGACATCTCCTACCGTTTCAATCCACCACAGATACTAGTCGATGAAGGTGTAGTAAAAAGAGAGTCTTATGGGTCAGACTTAAAGCAAGTTCGTAAGATAGTTAAACAACACAATGATAACATTGACAAATGGAGAGAGGAACAACTGTCTGTCATACGTATAAAGCCAAGCAGCAAGGTCACAGATCTGATCAACTATTACTATCAGTCTAATGATTTCAATATGTTACGTGATACAACTAAAGTTGACTACAGATATTTCCTGACCATACTGCATCAGACTATGGGCTGGCGTAGGTATGACAAGGTTACAACCAAGATTGCCAAGCAAGCCTATGAGGATTGGGTCAAACGTGGCGTCAGCTTTGCTAATCATGCGGCTACCTGTGCAAGCAGAGTGTACAACTATGCCATACAGATGGAACATGCTACGCAGAATCCTTGGGCCAACATCAAACGTAAGAACCCCAAGCAACGCAAGGTTACATGGACACACGGTGATGTGATCAAGTTCCTTGATGTTGCATACTCTGAGTTTGAATACAGAAACATTGGGCTGATCGTACAGATGGCATACGAATGGTGCCAACGTCTTGGGGACATGCGTAATCTCAAGTGGGAGAGCATTGATCTGCATAGGCAAAAGCTATCTCTTGAGCAAAGTAAACGCAGGGCAGAGGTCACACTACCCATCTCTGATGACTTGACAGAGATGTTAAATGCACAACGTAATGACTTTGGATTTCAAGAGTATGTGGCACCACACCCTAGACCTGTGTCTGGTGTATACAATCCGTATGCTATGGAACGTCTATCCAAAGTAGGTAGACGGGTCATGCGACTAGCAGGACTGTCAGAAGACTTACGTCTTATGGACTTACGTAGAACTGGAGTAACACAGATGGATCAGAAAGGTGTACCAATAAACCAGATCATGTCTGTGACAGGACACAATCACATGGCTTCGGTGAAACCTTATCTGAAACATTCTTATGACAGTGCAAATAATGCATTGACAATGCGTAATGTATCTGTATCCTTGAGTGAAACGAACAACATAGAAAGTGATACATATGAGTGTAAGAAATATAATTAATGATCTATCACTTAGTAATGGTGAAACTAAACGTATGAATTGTCCTGAGTGTAATGGATACAAAACGTTTACTGTTACTAACAACATGGGATCATTAGTGTGGAACTGTTACAAGGCTGGGTGCTCTGTGTCTGGGGGTAAACGTGTGCATCTATCTGCAGATGACATACGTAAATCCCTTGGCAGTGTTGCACAGGAAACACACTCTGTAGGTTTTTCTAAACCTGATTGGATTGTGCAAGACTATGATGCAATCAGTAAGTTCTGTGACCAATGGGGGCTTGACCCCAAGGCATTGGGTCTACTGTACGATGTGAAGGAACATCGTGTGGTGTTCCCTATTATTCAGGGTAATGTAATGGTGGATGCTACGGGTCGTAGCCTGTCAAAAAAATTACCCAAGTGGAAAAGATATGGAAATAGCAGCTTGCCATACACATATGGATGTGGTAAAACTGCTGTAGTTGTTGAGGACTGTGTGAGTGCGGCTATTGTAGGTGCGACAGACAGAACTGGATGCCAAGATGATGATGTATATGTCGGGGTAGCAGTGTTGGGTACATCATTATCAGAGGGACACAAGCAGTACTTGTCACAGTTCTCAACAGCAGTGATTGCCCTAGACCCCGATGCACTACCAAAGACCTTGGCAATTGCAAAAGAATTACGATCACACGTGAAACAGATACGTGTGTTATACCTACTGGATGACCTCAAGTACAGGAATCCAACCGACATGATGAAACTGACAACGCTAGGAGAATGAAATGGAATTATCCCTCATACGTAGCTTGATGGACAAAGAGTTTTACGACGAACATCGTGGTGCTCGTTGCCCTGACAGACTATTCAGCAAGGATGTACGTAAGATCAAGCAGTCCATTGACACTGCTATGACCCGTTACGAACGTACCGTAACACCAGATGAGATTGAAGCCTTGTTCATGGCTAACAATCCTACACTTACCACCGCACAGAAACAGGCATACTCACACCTGTTCTCTCAGGTAAAACGTGAGCAACCTATGGGCAGTGACGTAGCACAGGAAGTGTTATCCAAACTGTTCCAACAGGTAGTTGGTGAGGACATTGCCAACCTTGGCTTTGATTATGTGAATGGTGACAAGTCTAGTCTTGAGCCTTTACGTATGCTGCTTGAACAGTATGGCGATGACTTCACTCCCAACCTAAGAGTTACATGGGAAGACACTAGTCTTGATACGATACTTGCAATGACTGACCTTGAGTCTCAGTGGGTATTCAACATACCTACTCTTGTACGTAAAGTAGAGGGCGTCAATGCAGGACACCTGATTGAGGTCGGCGCAAGACCAAATACAGGTAAGACATCATTCCATGCCTCTCTTGTGGCTGGTCCTAATGGATTTGCATGGCAAGGTGCAAGGTGCATAGTGTTGTGTAATGAGGAAGGGTATCACCGTGTCGCACATAGATACATCACTGCCGCTACTGGTATGGACAAGTTCCAGATTAGTAAGAACAAGATTACGGCAGCCGACATCTTTGATCGTATACGTGGTAACGTAATGTTTAAGGATGCGACAGGCCGTGACATGAATTGGGTGGAGTCTGTATGCAAGTCATACAAACCTGACATTGTAATCCTTGACATGGGTGACAAGTTCGCCAAGACAGGTGGCTTTGCACGTCCCGATGAGGCACTCAAGGCTAATGCAATACATGCCAGACAGATTGCAAAGATGTACAACTGTGCAGTATTTTACATGTCCCAACTGTCTGCTGAAGCAGAAGGCAAGGTTGTATTGAACCAATCCATGATGGAAGGTAGTCGTACAGGTAAGGCAGCAGAAGCTGATCTGATGATTATGATCTCTAAGAATGCTACTGTTGAAGGACAGGATGAAGAAGACAACCAGCGTCACATTAACATTGTGAAAAACAAACTCACAGGTTGGCACGGTATTGTACACACTGAACTTGAATACAAAATAGCGAGGTATACAGCATGATCAAAGCAACACTGATGGATCACATGGGCAGTGACATTACAGTAGTGAATGCAGCCCGTGTGTCGTTTGGTAAACGATCAGGCATGGTCTGTGTGGATCATGTGATAGGTAAATGGGAGCTTGAAAAGAAGGATGAGAAGTTGATCTGGTATCTGGCAGAGCACAAACACATGTCACCCTTTGGTCATTGCTTTGCCACCTTTCATGTCAAGGCTCCTATCTTTGTAGCACGTCAACTTGTGAAGCATAAGTTCCTACGTTGGAACGAGATTAGTCGTAGGTATGTAGATGAAACACCTGAGTTCTATGAGCCTGATGTGTGGCGTGGACGTGCAGAAGATAAGAAGCAGGGTAGTGAGGGTGTAGTCGAAGTAAAACCACAACACAATACGTATCAAGGTGATGAGTTTTCACAATTTGGTGAGTGGTGGACTACCGTAGAAGACCACTATGAAGATGCCTATTACTTCTATGAACACTTATTGGATCAGGGTGTCTGCCCAGAGCAAGCACGTATGGTCTTACCACAGTCCACCATGACTGAGTGGTACTGGTCAGGTAGTCTTGATGCCTTTGCTGATATGTGTCTGCTAAGATGTGCTTCTGACACACAACAGGAAACACAAGAGGTAGCCAATCAGATTAGTAGGAGTATGCACAAGCTATTCCCTGTGTCATG